AAATCCCAGTCATTCCCTTGAAAATAATCGACTCTTGGAGTAATAGATGTAATACAAAATATATATCCAGGTTCGTCGGCTTTAAATATAATGTTGCCTCCTTTGTGGTTAGTTGCGACACCTCTACCTGCTAATGTACCCAATGGTTGTTCTTCGCTTCCGCTGTTGTTTACAACTTCTTGGAATTCTATTTCGAGAGAACTTCCGCCCAAATACATTGGTGTTTCGACGTGGTTGAGACCGCCGCTTGTATATACAGTTTGAATCCAGGCGTTATAGCTTCCGTCACTTACGGCGATACGATTAAGCATAGTGTATACTTTTTTAGCGAGGTTTAGAGTATCGAGCGTAAAACTACCTGACCTCGTATCGATAGCAGTTATGGCGTTAACCCCTGTATCTCCATCTAACCATTCGGTATTGACCCAGTTGGTATTAATGTCGCTTTGATAGGTTTTTAATACTAACCCAACCATAGGATATGCACATGCTGGTATTTCATTCCTCTCTGGATCTACCGCGTTGTCGTCTATATATGTTTTGAATATATTATTAATAAATAGGTCGCTCGCTTCATACGCAGTTCTCCCCGCTGATAATATATTCTCTCTCATGGTATCGATTGTAGACAATTCGATTTTTTCGTAGTTTTGAGAGTCTGATTTTGCTACAATTTTTTTATTGGTTTTTAAGGAATGCACTCCCTGTGCCATTGCAGTAAGAGGAATTATATACGATTGAGAATTAGAACCTGTTGCTACAGCACTTCTCAATATTGCACCATCATTTAAAAGGTCAGATAAATACCCTTTAAATTCGCCTATTCCGTATGTGTCGAATCTTAAATAACCGAAGTCTATATAAATATCTGCTTCGTTAATTGCTACGTATGACTGAATGACAAATCCATAATAGTAATCAGAACCTACTGGAACGTTTATCTTATCATCTATCGGGTTACTTGATATTTTTTTTATCTCTGACCATTTTTGTGATATTTTGCTTTGAATATTGAAGTAAATTGTATTTCCCGTAGAGTTATTAGTTGTGTATTGGTATATACTATTCCCTACTATTTGGTAAAATGAACTTTCTTGTTTGTTTGCATAGTAATTTTTGAAAATGTCAAAGTACATAATTATAGGAAGAACTTGTATTTGTCCCCTATCTTGCTCAGCTTCTTCCGAATTAAGTGCTTTATATCCAAGGTAAAAAGGAAGAGAGCTTGGGTTTACTTGTTTTCTTAATGTGTTTGCGCTTCCCTCTAAGTATTCTTGAGTTAATTTTGAATTTTGTAAACGTACATATGGAAATTTAACTTTTTTCATGTCAAGCCCAATATTCAATGCGTTGTTATGTAACATTGCATTGTATAATCGAATTGGACAGAAGAAGAAGTCGTTTTGTTGTTTAAAGCTTCCGAACAATGGTCCAATTGTCGGGTGTGTCAATGTGTGACATCTTGTTTGAATAGGGAAGGTATCTCCTGGAAGAACTAAATGCTTCATAGTTGGCACCAGAACTCCTGGCGCCATAGATGTTCTACATACATGACTTAAATCGTGAGTACTGCGGTTATAATTATTCAACCGTGTCGTCATTTTTTTGCCACCTCCGAGGGTGTTTTTACCAATATTTACTTTCATTTTTCTTCGTTTTTAAGTTGTTGATTATTAAGCTCATTAAGTCTTTGGCACATGGCTCCGATGATTGATAGGTCCATGTTTGTTAATTTGAAATTTTCGTTAAGATACTCCATTGCTTCTTCTTGTGTGTCGAACACGTGTGGTGTTACTACGTATTCCCCTACGGTGAATACAAATTTATCTTCTTCCCCTCTACGCATTGCACGTACTTGTACTACGTCCTGGCCTTCCGCCCATTGTACTGCTTCTTGTTGATCCATGATTAAATGTTTTTAATTGCTTCAATTTTTGTTAATATAATTTTACTTTTACGTAAATCGTTTTCAAGTCGTTCTGCTTCTTTGAATAAGCAGCAATTCATGACAGTTCTAAACCCTTTTACAAGTTGTCCTGTGTCCCATTCGAATCCTTCCCACATAAGAGAATAATAACCCTCGCTGAATGCTTCGAAGGGTATCTTGGCGGACTTAATCCACTCTTTTTTACGGAACTTGCCGTACTTTGTAATTGATGGTATCATTGTGATTTGTAATTGAATCATTTTGGCATTTGTTATTCACATTCACGGTATTCCCCGAAATCTTCCAAGTGCTTCCACAGCCTTCGAATATATAGGATATTGCTAATAATACAGCTGCACCTATAACACTTGCCACTGTTTTCCAATTTTCTTTTAAAAATTGCTTGATCTCTTCTTTCATAATTAATAAATTTTACAATATTTAATCTTTAAAGTGTCGTCGTATTCTTTTAATGCCTCGACTACTAATTTGGCGTTTTTTTTTGAATTCACGACAAGAGTGGAAATATTTAACCCTTCTTTAACATTTTCGATTACATTTACCTCCCATCGATGACCAGTACTTTCTTCTTCAAAGTAGGTTATGACGCACCCTTTGTTTTGATAGACAATTCGTTGTCCGTGATTAATAGCCTCTTTTTCATTTTTGAACTTTTTTAAATAAAACAGCTCTTGGCTGTAACTTCTTGCGATGATAGCAATTTTTGTTTCCATAATTATTTAACTTTAGTTACTGAATAATCTACTACTTCTACAATTTCTCTGGCTCCTTTAACAAATAATTCACATGCTCTCTTTGTTTTGAGCGTTTGTCGAAGGATAATTTTTTTCCCTTCGGTTGTCTTGGCGTTTGCTATTACTGTATACATGGCTTTTGTTTTTTGATTACGTTGTAAAGATAATATAAAAAGTCCCCTTTGTCAAGTAAATATCCCTTTTTAACCTATGTTATTAACATATTTAACTATTGCCCGATTCCTGCAAGGAATACAGCGAAACGAGCTCTGCCGTTGAGCGTATAAATTAAGGAAAGCAGAGCTTTCCGCCTTAAACATTTAAAAATACTGTCTGTTTACTGTCTGGTACTATTTCACACTTGTCCAAATGCACCCAATGCGTCGCAATGCTCCGAGGTAGTGCACCTTCTTACTCTTTTGAATGTCCACATATTATCTTTAATATATTGATTAATAATATCTTCCCATTCTTGTTTTACCTCTTGCATAGGAAAATCGGCCTGTGACGACAACTCTGTTAGATTTTCCGTGCTGAATTTTTCAGCTATTTTTTTTGCTTCCGCGATAGCCTTTCGTTGTTTTTCTTCTTTCCTGCGTTCTTTCATAGCATTCCATGTAATAGGATCATCACCCATAACTGTTTTACCATATTCCTGCCAGTATCTTCTTAGATTGTCTATTGTTTTCCAGTCGTTAGCTTTTACTTTTTCTCCATATATCCACAATAGTCCTCTATTTAGGTTGTTTATCCACATTTTTTCACGTTCTTTGTCGGTAAATATTTTATTTTTGTAGTATTTAGGCATAGCCATTTTTGTTCCGTTGCGAAATGTATAGGTGGCTACTTCGATTTTTTTGTAGTTTTGCTTTTGCCATAGGTAATCTAGTCTATCCATATATCCTGATCCTATGCCTTTACTTGATAATACGATTTGTTTGAATTCTGGATGTTTTGTGTCTACCTTTAACATATATTTTGTCATATAGTTGACACTTCGACTATTACAATATTGGCCTATGAATGAAAATCCGTATTTCCAGTGTTTTTTTATCAGTTCTGCGCTTTTTTGTCCGAAAAATATACCATGTAGATGTATTCGATCCTTTTTTTCTCCGAGTTCCGTGACACACCAATGTTTTATACTTTTCGACGTATCTTTCCGACAGCGTTCTAAAAACAATCTTAGCCCTTTTGTAGCTATTTCGTTTGGGTTTTCTTTCCATTTTAACCCTGTTTTTTCTTCGAGTTCTGCGATACCCTCTTGCGATATGGTTAACGTGATAAAGTAACCGAAATTTGAACGTAACTCCTCTTCTAATCGTACTCTCCATTCTCTTTGTTTCTCCTTTCTGCATTCAATACAACAACCACATTTTATTGGAACGTAATACAACCTCCTGTCCCGGCAGACAGGAGGTTTCCCTTTGTTTTTTTTATTAGGTTTATACTTTGGGTTTTTAACAAAAGTAGGATATAGACACATATCAATAAGACTCTGTATATGTTTCTGTTGTTGTAGTTTTGCCTTGTCTGGTTGACTTGGTTTTCACACTGCTTTTCTTTCTGCGTCCTTTGTATAGCATGTCTACGATGTTTTCTCCGAATTCCAAACCTAATCCGATTCTTTCGTTAAAGGTTTGTTCTTCCCATCGATCTATCATACCTTCTACTTGTTTACGATAGGTTTCTTTATCCCAATTGTGTTTATCCGCACGAGCTTGTAATTCATCGATATTGGCTTGTAGATTGTCTATTTGTTTTTCGTTTACCTCTTTTTCACTTATGAACTTTGCTGCCAGCGCGATAGCTACTGCATTGTTATAACTTACGGCGTCGACTCTTTCTTCATAAGTGTCTTTCAGATATTGGTTTTTGATCTTTTCATTTTCTTTTCTCCAATATTCGGTGTGAGCTTCTTCACTGTATTTGGTTGCGGCTGCGAAGGCTACGCTTACATTAGCTCTTGTTAATACTTCCTCCGATTCTCTTAAATCTTTTAATACTTTTTCGGTTTCTTCCTTAGCTTTTGTCAATGAAGCTAAAGCCTCTTTGTAATCACCCTCTTTCAAATTAAGTTCTATTTGAGAGGCAATTCCTTCAATTCGTTTTAAGGCTTCTTGTGTATCTACTCCGGAGATCTTTGTTGCTTCGGCTCCTGCTTTTTCGGCTTGTGCTTCTGCTAATGCAATTTGAGCGTCGTTCATTCTTCGTTGTTGTTCAAGTTGTTGAACTTGTAATGCCATTCCTATAGGATTCCCTTGTGGTTGTTCTGGACTTGATTGATGAGCTCCTCCGCTGGCACCCATACCTCCTGCTCCGCTTTGGCCGTACATTAGTCCTATATTCAACCCTGCGTTTTTTAAGTGTTTTACTTGATTTTCTGTGTTGGTATAGTCCCAATAATCTTTTGCATATTGTTGAGATTGCGCAGCGGCTTGTTGTTGATATTGATTTTGTAGCGCCATAATTCTTTTATTATAAGCTTCTTGTTCTTGCATGGCTCTTTTTGGTGACCAGCTTAAACCGAAAGCTTGACTTAATGCATTTCCGACGAATCCTATGCCTGTACTTGCTGCCGAAGATCCTAATCCGCTTATAAATGATTTTTCGAAATTTACCATGTTGTTCTATTTGTTTTAGTTTTTCGCCCTTGTAACTTTACAAGGGTACACATATTACTAGATAATATAGGCTACATGCGTACCATTTTGTGAAAAATGGAGGGAGTAGAGATTAACTTTCTGACTCCCAGCCTTTTAGATGTGCGGTTTATCCCGCCGATTCCTGTTGCGAAGAAGTATCTCCAACTTCCTTCGAATCGAGGGCATTTTGTTCTTGTTGTTCTATTTTTCCGTAGTTTTTACTTTTTGCAAGGTTTGCTTGGTTTACTGCGTCCATAGCTTCTTGTGCAATCTCCCATCGATCTGTACGAATATTATACGCTGGAAGTACACCGTCTTCTCTGTTGGTGTAGATAATTGGTGCGCCATCTGTGATAGGTTCGTTGTTTTCGGTAATTCTACGAACTTTATTTTCAATACTTTCTCCATCTTGGAATTCATAGTTTGTTTTTGGAGGTCTTGGAAAGAATTTTGGCTTATTCATAATTATAAGTTTTAAATGTTAGGAATAACTTTTGCTGACATGACACGTCTGGGTTTTGTGTTAAATGCAATTTGGACCCAGAAATTTTGAGCGGATATGTCTGTGTCTGCGAAAATGCTGTTGTATAGGTGAGGAAATACATAGGTTGTATATGTATTTATATCTCCGAATACTCTATTTAGACACATCCAACCTTCGTTTTCGATGAGCGCGAAATTGCCATATGTTTTATTCACATTGGTCATATATTCAATCCAAGCGGGTTGTTTCCCAATTGATTTTTTTAAATTTGTTATGTCAGCACTGGCGTTGATATTTTGATATAACCTATCTTGAAACCCGATACCGTCTAACTGAGGTTTATGTAAGTCGTCCATTGTATTAAGGTATAAATCCCAGTCATTCCCTTGAAAATAATCGACTCTTGGAGTAATAGATGTAATACAAAATATATATCCAGGTTCGTC